CCTCTAAGGTCTGATCCATCCCAGTCTTTTCCTGCTTCCCACTTTTTGCCTTTAATGATTTCCCATAACTCAGTCCATTCTTTTTCCTCTAAATCGTAAGCTTTTTTAAAAATCATTCTGTTGTGCTTCTTTTCATCTTCTGTATCTTCATCAACTAGTACGTATGAGCCATTTTCAGAATCTTCAAACTTCCACTCTTTCATAACTAATTTTCCATTTATGTCCTCTATTCTATCAATATAATTGTCCTCAATTTTATTTTGTAAGAGCTCTATAGCTCTTTTCATCTTTACAAGTTTTTTATCAAGAGACTCTGATGATTCTGTGCCTTTTAATCTTGTACTCTCTTCTTGAATCTCAAGGGATCTTTTCAAGATTTCTAACGTAAAGTGATAGTCCCACCAACGATGCGACCATAGCTCACTACGAAACCTCCAAATATTCTTAATGAATGCAGGGAGGTCGTGTCTGAATAGGCTATATATCCTATAAATAGGATTTTGATGCCATATCAGTTTCTTTAAACTCTCAAAAAAGGAATTGCTTGCTTGAATCTCCATAACCGTTCTTTTGATAAATATAATAAATTAAATTAAGATAGAAAAATATTTAATTAGAGTTTAATTACAATTGTTTTATATGATTATAAAGCTCTAATGTTGTTCCATCAAAAGATTCCATTATACTGTCTAACTTCTCTTGAGATATTTTAAATGTAGTTTTAAAATCTTTTTTCATTTTAGTCATGATGTCAGTTTCTTCCTTTAAATAATCCTCTTGGAGCTTTTTATATCTAGTCCTAAACAAACTTATTTTTTCTAACTTATCCTCATAATACTTAATATCAGATATTGCATCTTCTAGCATATGATTTTCATACTCTGCTTGATAGTAGTAATCTGAATTCTCATAATCTCCATTTACTATTTTTTGATATAGAGTATTATAAGGGTGTAGAGTTTGTCTTGATTGATACCTTCTCCACCACATAAATTGATTATAAGTCTTTTTTGACAGTTTAGATAATTTAGATTCTAAGAACTCTCTAGATAGGTTTGTTTCAAACATCATAGTCTTTATTTTATCAATTCATAATGCCTAGGATAGATATGTAAATTAGTTACAAACCAATGCATATTGCCAAGAGGCATTGCTAACTCTTCTGCAACCTTTTCCATTAATTTAGCAAATGTATACTGATCATTAGAGAATCCATAAACTAAGTCAATAGATCTTGCAAATACTGTTAGATTTAACACACCATCTTTTATATAGAAATTCAAAGCAATATTACATGGAGTATCATACTTATACTGATCCATTTCATGTATAAGGTAATGTAATACAATTGCACGTCTTGATTCTTTATTTCTTCTAAGTTCTGAAACTACTTTACGAAGCTGATTGTTATAATTCCAAAAGAACCCATAGTTAGAGTTCACATTAGTAGTGCCTGGGATCATCATGTTATTCCATATCTTCGCTATCTGTCCTATCTCTTTAGCATCTCTATTACCTTCTAGATACCATTTCCATTCATACTCAGCATAGTCTTGTTTAAACTTACGTTCAGGAGTCTTAATAACTTTATCTTCTGGATTCTCTAAAGAAAAACTACAGTTAAACAAAGCTTTTGTGCCTGCATAATCTTCACCTGTATTCATTATTAGCGGATAAAGATTCTCAAATGCGTCAGTTGCTGTTTTAAATTTCATATTGGTATACTTCAATAAATTGTTTAAGAAAATCAATACCTTCAGGACTGCGATATCTATCCAAATATACAACTCTTTTAATTCCTGATTGCAGAATAAGTTTAGAGCAGTCTAAACAAGGACTTAGTGTTAAGTACAAAGTGGAACCATCTACAGAGTTGCCTGTTTTAGCGGCTTTAAGAATTGCATTACACTCTGCGTGAATTACATGAGGTAGAGTAACATTATCTTTCTCACAAGCATTATCCATTCCAGATGGAGTGCCATTGTAACCAAAAGAGATTATATTGCCATCTTTAACTAAAACTGCGCCGACTTTTGAGCGGGCGCAGTGTGACAGAGTAGAGGTTTCTTTTGCTATGTTTATAAATACTGTATCTAGTTTAGTCATATTATAGTCCTGTTGAACCAAAGCCTCCAGCACCTCTTTGTGTAACTCTTTGTGGAAGCTCATATAAAACTTCTACATTTGTATAGCTTACTGGGATTAATACAAATTGAACTAGTTTTTGACCTGTAGAAATTGTTTGATCTTTGTTTGATGTATTGATCATATGAAGATGAACTTCTCCATCGTAATCTTCATCTACTACACAAGCTCCAACAGATAGGCCTTGCTTAACTGATACACCTGATTTGTTGAATGCAATCAATGCATATCCTATAGGAACTCTCACTTTAATACCAGACGGAATAAGAACAGATTGTCCTGGTGCTAATACTTTTGTTTCAAAATCTTCAGGTACGTAGAAGTCAATTCCTGCTGATACTTCTGTTCCTCTATTTGGTGTTTTTACTTCCCTTAACTTTTGTACTTTCATTGTTAATATTATTTTGATAATCGTTTAGTGATGCCATATAAGCCACGCAGTCTAGAAGATTATCCTCCTTATGGTTATATGCCTGTCTTGATAATTTAAGAGCAATCATGGCATTGTACATGTCCACAGCAGTTAATTCTTTACGGCTTAACAAAGATGCAATCTTAGCGGCTTCTTCCATACCTTCTTGCATAGGTCCGTATTGACGCTCTTTTTCTTCAGATCTTTCGTAGATAATCTTGTTTGCTTCTTGAAGTATATTCATAAGTCAAATATATAATAGATTTTGTAGATTGTAAAACTATTCTCCTAAGTATTTAAGGATATCACTTTTATCTCCCCACTCTCTTTGAGAATCAATATCACTTGCCTTAATTGTAGGCTTTGGCATATTCCTAGCTACATTCCAGAACCAATCTCCAGAGTTACCATAACGTTTCATATAGTCCCAACCTTTTGCATCGTAAGTTTTAATGCAATCAAATGGAGTATCAATATCACAGTCTTTTAAGAAGTCTTTATGATAAGCATAGAATTTAGCTCTACCCAATTCACCAGGTTGTACATTTCTTGCGACTGCTACAGCATTAAACTTAGTATTAGGAAGTGCAATTTGTAGTGTTCTAGACAGAACTCCTGTTGAGAATACACTCCATAACTCGTCTATATTTTTATCTTTAAATGCTTCATGAAATATCTTTATACCTCCTGCTACAACTTGTTCGTGCTTAAGACCGAATGGTATATATTTTGCTCCAATTTTTTTTGCAAAGTCTTTTGCCCAAGCATTTATAGTTGGCATTGCAGGAGTCTTTAAGAATATTGGCGTAGCCCCATCTTCAATAACACGTAGTTGATGTTCAGAAGCTTCTTTAGATGCTGGCATAAGTAATACTAGTTTCTTATTATACTTCTTTGCAAGATATGATAATGAATACGGGGCGTAGCCTGTTCTTGGAGCAACATAAACTAAGGTGTCTTCTTTTACTTGACTGATCATGAAGTCGCCCATCTTTGCTTTACTTCCGTATTGAAATTCTCCATCGTCGATTACATTATAACCATCGATTTGTTTTATTGAGAAGTCAAAATCAGGCTTATAGTCTTTAGTCATTTCAAGATAATAGTTTAAATCTCTACCATCTGACATATCTAAATTTGATTGATCAGTCGTTTTGTTTAAAAACATCAATTAGTATTTTATTTATTTTTTTTCTTGAAGTTCTTTGCTTAATTGACTAACAGGAACTGGCGTTCCTACAGGATATGGGAATCCTTCCTTAGCTGCAGTGATAGATGTCATTCCGGATTTAACAGAAATAGCTTTACGTAGTGGAACTGCTGCTTCATTAAGCGGTCCGTATACTTTTGCCAATACAATACCTGAAGCGGTTGTATCAAAGATAATACCTGGCATTGCGAACATATTACTTTCGCTTGTGCTTGGAGAATCTAAGTTTACAACAAACGAACGATTTACTGGTGGTAATAATTGCCACTCTTTAGTTGATGGATCGAATTGAGGTACTGAAGTTGCTGAATCGTAATACCAAAAGAAAGACCATACTGTTTTGTCTGTTCCGTCTGGGGTTTGCGGGTTTTCGCCTACGTTGAATTTTCCGTAAGTTCCACTAATTCCTTTCATTGCTAAATTTGAAAGAGATGGTCCTGTTAATACAGGGCATATAGCACAACCTTCATCATACTCAACTCCTTGAACAATGATCTTTTTTCCTGTAGGAATTGCTCCAGATGCACCGCAAAAGGCAAAAGAGCCTTCGTGAATTTTTACTATTTTATTAGATCTAAGATCTTCAACTGTTTCAGTTTTTGTCTTACAACTAAATAACATTACTAGTAGACTAACTACTATGAGTGCGCTTTTTTTCATTTTTTTGTTTTTTTTATTTTAATTTAATTGCGAAGTCATAATACTTGTCATGACCCCATGTTTGTTTAAGAATAGAATTATTATACATCCTACGACCATTATTTTTAATAATATGATCTTCAGACTGATATTCTTGGAAATAACGAACTACGTCACAAGCTCTACTATCTTCACAATCAATAGGATTTAAATCGTATCTATTAGATAAGAACTGCAGTACTTCATTGATGTATTCAAACTCTTTTACTTTAGGACTAACTTTAGGAAAAATAGCTTTAATACAACGAACTGCGTTTGTTCCTGCATATACCCAACCTTTAGGATTTACCATATTAGGAAAATATTCACCTAAGTCAGCAGCAAATGCAGTCAATACAAAGTTTTGCCTCTTAAATCCAGCGTTATTAAGATATTCATTACCTAAATCTGTTACTTGATAGATGTCAAGTTTGTTTTTAGTTACTGCATTGTAAATGTGTCT